AGGTGCGGAACTCGTCGAGCCGTTCCTTCGCGTCGCGGAGCTTCTCCCGGGCCCGCTTGTCGCCGCCGTCACGGGCGGCGGCCTTCGCCGCGACCAGGGCGGCCTGGAGGTCTTCGTACGTGTTGAGGACGTCGCCGGCCCGCATGGCGGCCAGCGCGTCGTCCGTCCAGTGCTTCACTGCCCGCTCCTTGCTCCGACGTGGATCGACTGTGGGGTGACGTGCGCGTCGACGCGCCCGTCCCGGTGGTAGGTCTGGGTGCCGCCGGGGCGGCCGGTCAGCTCGTTGACCACGACCTTGGTGCTGGTGAGGTGGCCGCGGTCGTGGCCGAACGCGGCGCCCCGCTCCCGCCAGTAGGCCAGCTTCTCCTCGAGCGTCTCGCTCACGGGCGTTCTCCTTGCTCAGATGTTCGGCGCGGGCCCGCCGCGCGCATCGTCGATGGTCATCGTGAAAGAGCGGGCGTAGCGGTTGACGCCGTTGCCGACCCACATCTCGCCCTCCATGAGCCCGGCGACGGCGAGGTCGGCAGCGACCCAGGCGTACTCGGCTTTGCCGGTCGTGCCGGCGTCGACGAGGGTGCCGGTGCGGACGACCTGGGCGCCGCCGCCGATGATGTAGGTGACCCGCACCTGGTAGCCGGAGAGGTTGAGCGCGGCGCCGGCGGCGTCGTCGAAGTCGTGCTGCCATGGCTCGGGGATCTCACCGGTGATGTAGCTGCCGATCACCGTGACGCCGCTCATGGGGCCAGCTCCAGGTCGCCCTGGATGTGCAGGTTGTGACCGTTCGCGAAGGCCGAGGGGTCGTTGTGCTGCCACACGGCGAGGCGGGTGTCGCCGGAGGCTGCGGGGAAGTACACCTGGACCGACGAACCGGACACGGTCGCGATGCCCGGCCAGTTCGACCCGTCCCACAACTTCGCTGTGACCCACTGTTCGCCGCCCGTGGCGGCCGACATGCCTGAGGGCAGGCCGAGCGTGTACACCCCCGACCCGAACGTGGTTGTCGACCCGGGGATGACGGAGATGCGCAGGTGGAGGGTGGTGCCGTGGCGGCGGTACCGGCCGACGAGGGTGCCGTTCCCGATCGCCGGGTTCGTCGTCGAGCCGGTCCAGGTGGGGGTGTACGTCGACCACGGTTGCGCGGCGGCCCGGTCGCGGGCTTGGGCGACGAGGTCGCCGCGGGAGGTGCCCGGCCGGAGCGAGAAGCTGTTGGCGTCCCCGTCGACCAGGTCGAGCGCGGCGGTGCCGTCCTCCCACTCGACGTACGGGGAGAGGTCGTAGTAGGTGACCTGCCCGCCTGTTGGGTGGTCGCGGAGGTAGACGCCCATCCCGGCTTGCACCGGCCAGGTGATGCGGGTGACTCGCATCTGGCGGGGGAAGATCGGCCGGCCGGCGAACTGCACCTGGTTGGCCAGGTCGCGCACGTCGTCGACGTCGTCGTACACGTAGACCAGGTCGCCGACGTGGAGGTAGTCGGACAGGCCGAGGTCGCGCACCGTCGCCGCGACCACCCGGGTCGGCTGCGCGTAGACGGGGCCGACGGTCGCCGCGGCGGCCGCTTCGAGCCCGGCGGGCACGTCGGGGTGCTCGAGGTAGACGAGCCGCCCCCACGTGTCCCCGGTTGGGGTGCGGGCGGTCGGCGCCGTCCCGGTGTAGTCGGCGTACCCCGCCTCCCCCTGCACCCGTATCGTGTCACCCCACTGCGCCCAGTCGACCTCGACGGTGAACTCGGCGTCCATGCCGTACAGGCCGCGGTCGCGGCCGCCGCCGCCGGGGGTGAGCAGCACCGTCGGCGTCGCCCCGTACAGGTTGGCCACGGTGTCGGCGTCGAACGTGAAGTCGGGGTTGGCCCGGTACTCGTGCCCGGCGACACGGGCGGCCAGCTCCAGCGCGGAGCGGCGGTCGGTGTACTGGACGGGGGCGGTGTACGACCCGCCGGAGGCGATCGTCCCGGCGGTGAACCGCTGCGCGATGAGGTTGCCGTACACGGTCGCCCAGGTGGCCGAGGTGACGGCGGCGATGGTGGTGAGCGGCTGGTTGTCGGCGTCGCCCAACCACCAGAGCAGCCCGGCGCCGGCGAGGTCGAGCTGCGGGCCGGGACGCAGCACGACACCCGTGTACCGGGCGGCGGCGCGGATGGAGGCGTCGGAGAGCAGCGCCGGGTCGATGCGGGCGGGAGTTATCACGATGTGGGCGTGCGGGTTGTCGATCGCCTGCCTGAGCGACAGCGGCGTGTCGGCGCGGAGGCTGACCGACCAGTCCCCCAACGCGGTGACCTGCTCGGTGACGGGCATCAGTTCGCCACCACCCGGGCCGTCTCGGTAAACGCGGCGAAGAACTCCTCCATCTGCGACGCCGCCGTGTTCCGCCCTGCAGCGCCGGACCCGCCGACCTCGCAGCCGACGCCGAACAGCTCCGACGTGGTCGCCGTCGGCGCGGTCAACCTGCCGTTGGCCAGGTCAGCGGACGCGTTCGACGCGGAGGCGAGAAGCTCCCGGTTCCCGCCCGCGTTGTTCGTGGTGCGGTGCAGCCCGCCGGTGATCGCGGTGGATGGGATCGAGGCGTCGAACTGGATGCGCCACCCGCCGGTCGGGGCGTAGTCGCCGGAGGGGTGCACCCACAGCCAACGCACTCCCCGCCGGATCGTGAAATCACAGTGGGTGAGCCCTTCGATGCCGATGTTCGCGCCGAGGGCCCGAAACCGGAGCGTGCACCGCTCCGCCGTGTTCGCCAGGATCGAGGCCGAGTGCAGCGCGAGCTCGCCGTGCTGGCCGAACCCGACGACGTTGAACTCGGTCGCCGCGTCCCATTGAGCGCCGTCCCACCACTCAACCGACCAGGTAGACACGGTCGCGTTGGAGTAGGTGAGCGTGGCCCGGACCAACCCGTTGCTGAGGCGTAACCGGCCGGAGTCGGAGCCGGTCACACCGACGGACGGGAACGATGGGCGGCCGACGGCGTGCCGCCATGTCGACGAGCCCAGGTCATACTCGACCCGGCAGCCGCCGACGTAGTAGTTCGCCGGCGGGCACACGAACGCCCCCACCCCGCTGGTCGCCGCCGCGTTCGTCGCGTCGCCCAGGTAGATCACCGCGTTGCCGGACCCGTCCCCCACCGACCTCGACCCGTTCTGGTCCGGGTCGAAAGCGGCGAGGACCACCACCGCGTCACCGGGGAAGGCCTGGATGCTGGTGTACGACGTGATCGAACGACCGTTCGTCAGCAGGCCGTACGCGGCGGGCAGCTCGATGCGGGGCTGCCGGAAGTCGCCGGCCTGCTCGAGCTGTACCTGCCAGCGCAGGTACCCGCCGCCGCGGGTGGAGCCCTGCTCGTGGGCAACCTGGGCGTCGAGCACCCGGTAGTAGCCGTCGAGGTTGCCCTCCGACGAGCACGTGAACGGCACGACCGGTTCTTCGCCGTCGACGAGGCCGAGAAGCTGGCGGGCCCACCAGACGAGCTGAGACTGGGCGGTGGCGGTGTGCAGGCCGGTCAGGGTGAGGGTGCGGCCCTGCCGTTCGATGGCGTGCGGGTCGTCGACGACGGTCCCGTCGCCGCCCTCCGCTGCGGGCACGCCGATCCGGCCGAGCGTGATCGTCACGACCGGGACCTCACGTCGTCGAGGACCGCCCGTGCGATCTCCCGCTTGTCGACCATCACCTTCACGATCAGCGGCTGCGGAGGGCCCGCTCCGAGGCGGGCGACCTCGCTGCGCAGGACCTGGCGCATCTTCGACTCGGGGGTGACGATCTCCGGCTCGCCGCCTTCGCCGCCGATGAACAAGGTGGGGCGGGTGAGCACGGCGCCACGGGCGAGCAACGGCACGTTCGGCGTGGAGATCGTGAAGGACGGCACGTTGATCGTCGGGCCGAAGTCGCCGAGCGGGTCGTAGCCGCCGCCGCCGAGGGTGAGGGAGAGGTTGTTCCACGCCCGGGCGATCGGGTTCACGATGGAGCGGGCGATGGCGTAGCCGAGGTCGGCGAGGGCGGCGGCGGCGCGGGCGGTCGCGCCCGGTGCCCACGCCAGGATCGCTGAGGCGATGGCCTCGAGGTGACCGGGCATCGCGGCAGCGGTGTCCTGCACCCAGCGGACGAACGCCGTCGCGAGCTGAGCCGACCATGTCACGATCGCCGGGAGCGCGGTGCCGAACACCCAGGCGGAGAAGTTGCCCAGCCAGACGGGCAGCTGTGCTTGCAGGTACGGCCATGCCTTCTCCTGCACCCAGTCGGCGAGAGCCCGGCCCCACGTGTCCAGCCACGCCACGATCTGAGGCGCCGCGGTCGAGACGATCCACCCTCCGAGCCCGGCGAGGACCTCGCCGAGCGCCGCCAACGCCTGCGGGAAGAACTCGCTGTGCAGGAACCCGATCCAGGCGACCCATGCGTCGCGCAGGCCGCGCAGCATCCCCGGGCCGTTGTCGACCAACCAGGCGCCGATCCCTTCGACGGCCCCCTGGATGACGGCGAGAGCCTGGGGTAGGAGCTCCGAGAGTTGCGCCTTCGCGATCTCGACGACGCCGGCGAAGCCCTGCTCCTTGAACACCTCGACGACCCGGCCGACGGCCTGGCCGAACCCCTCGAAAGCGGGGACGACCTTCGTGATGACGAAGTCAGCGACGGCGACGGCGACAGGGAGGAGCTTCTCGCCCAACTCGGCCTGGACGTCAGCGAAGCGGGCGCTGAGGATGCGCTGCTTGTTGGCGAGCGAGTCGGAGGTGCGCTCGAAGTCGCCGGCGGCGGCGCCGGCGTTCTCCATCATCAGGGCGTTGACGGCGAGCGCCTTCTCCTGCGCGGTCAACGCGGACGTGGCCGTCTTGCCGGTCATCGCCAACGCCTTCTGCTCGACGGCGGCGGCGTTGATGGTGGGCACGAACCGTTGCAGGGCGTCGTACTCGCCGCGGAACGCCGCGGTCTGCGCTTCGATGACCTCGGCCGGGTTGGCGTTGTGGAAGCTCGCGAAGTCGGAGGCCAGCTCGACCATCGCTTGAGACATCGCCGCCGACTGCTCGGTGCCCACCCCGAGCTGGGAGAACAGGTTCCCGAACGTGGCGGCCGCGTCGAGCGCCTGCTGTCGTGACTGGCCGAACCCGGCGGCGGCGCCCTCGGCCCACCGGTCGATCGCGTCGGCGGACTCGCCGAAGATCGTGCGCGCCTTCGACTGGGTCTCATTGAGGTCCGAGCCGGCGGACACGACGTCGCCGATGAGCTGGCCAACCTGGAACCCGGCGAACAGGCCGGCGGCCGCCCCGGCCGCCCGCTTGAAGAACCCCTCGAGCCGGCCGACCTGGCCGTCAGCATCGTCGACGGAGGACTTCAGCCCGGAGACGTCGCCGATGATGCGGACGGTGATCGGGCTAGCCACGCCGACGCTCCTGGTCGAGCACGTCGACCATTGCCCGCCACTCGGCCACCGTCAGCCGGCGCGCGTCGATCATCGACACGCCGAACGCCCGGCACACGGCGGCACGCTCCATCAGCCGGTCAGCCCTTTTGGGTCGGGCGCCCCGAGCTTGAGGCGGAGCTTGCCGACGTCCTCGAGCGTGACCGACGGGTCGTCGCGGCGTAGGACGACGAAGGCGAGGGCGCGCAGCATGCGACCCTTCGGTCGGCCGGACTGCTGGGCGAGCTCATCGATCGGGACGCCGGTGATGTCCTCGACCTGCTCGACCTCTTCGATGGTGAGGTCGTCGAGGTCGACGGTGAGCGAGTCGAGACTGAGGTCACGTTCCACGGTTGAAGGCTTTCGCTAGGTCGTCCATCGCCTGCTCGTACCGCTCGAGCACTTCTCGGCGGCGCCGGTCGGCGGCGTCGTACAGGAACGGGTTCGCCTTGATCGGCCCGCCCCGGATCGCGCGGCGGCGGCCCTTGGCCACAGACCGGGCCCGCCGCTCGACCTTCCCGATCGCCCGGAGGCCGAACGCTCCGCTGGCCCTCCCGGCGACGATTCCCGCCTTCGCCGCCTGCAGCGCCGCCTGGTCGCCGTGCAGGCCCCGGGTGGGCCACCCGAAGTGGATCGGCCCGGCGTAGGGCACGGAGCCCTTCGTGCCGGCCCGCACGAGCGGGAACTTCTCCGAGGCGACCGCTTCAATGGTGCGGGCCAGCCTCCCGGAGCGTCGGGGCACCAGCCGGGCCGCTTCGGCGGCGACGACCGCCCCGACCGTCTTGTTGGCGTCACGGAGCGCCTCGTCGAGGGCGGGCCCGGCGAGCCGTCTGAGGTCGCGGCGGAGCGCCGCGGCCCCGTCGACCTCGATCGCTGCGCCGCGCCTGGTCGCCACGGCCGCTCAGGCGGTGGCGCGGGAGACGGCGCCGGTCACGGGGAAGGTGAGGGACTTCTCGGCGAGCGAGCCGATCGAACCGCCGAGCGACCACTTCGACACGAGCACGGTGCCCGTGTACTTCGGGTTGCTGGCGCCGACGGCGGCGTTCGTGGCCCGCACCTCGAAGGTCAGCGTCGGCGTCGCCGCGGTGAACGCGGTCCACAGGACCGAGTCGATCGCTGAGGCGGCCACGTCGTCGTTGAACTGGAGGGCGAGCTGGCCCTTCTTGAGGCCGCCGGTGAACTCGCGCCACCCGCCCGACGCGAAGTCGGTCGAGTCGAGCTCGTCCATGTCGACGGTGAGGGTGGCGGCGTCGATGTACTCCGAGCGGTCAGTGCCGCCCAGGGCGACGTACTCGGCGGTGAGGGCGAACACGGCCATTGAGCTGGTTCCTTTACTGGATGCCGATGAGGATGACGGCCTGGAACGAGGGTGAGGTGCCGCTCACCGTCCAGCTCGCCCGCCAGTACTGGTCGGTGACCGGCCCGAGCGTCGAGCTGAACTGGCCGCCCTTCGCTGTCGCCGCGGCGAACGAGATGCGCGAGGTGGGCGACGCGAACCCGACAGCGGCCGCGGATTGGACCGTCACCGTGATCGACGGGGACGTGCCGCCGGCGGTGAGGAGGTGCACCGCCGCCCAGACCCGCTGCCCCGAGGCGACGGCGCCGAGCTGGTGGATCGTCCCGGCGCCGGTCGCGGTGATCGTGGCCGCCGAGGCGACCGTGCCCCGCACCAGCGGGTTCGTCCCACGCCACGTGCCCGACCACTCGCCGAGCTCGCCGACCTGGCCGAGGATTGGGGAGATGCTGCGGAGCATCCCCTGGGTGAAGTAGCCGACGGCCGATTCGGTCGCGCCGAGCGGGACGGCGGACAGGACATGGCTGGCGCCGACGTTCAGGCCGAGGGTCTCATCGGGGGTGGACGCCGTCGCCGCGGTGGAGGCGGCGAAGTCCTGCGGGCCCTTCACCGTCATCGTCACCGACCGCAGCCCGGCGTGGTACTCGCGCCATCCGGCCGACGCGAACGTCGTCTTGTCCAGCTCGACCATCTCGGCCTCGGGGCTGAACTCCCGGGCGTAGGGGGACAGGTCGAGGCCGTCGGCGTAGATGTCGGCGTTGAGCAGCGGGAAGAGCGCCATCAGCCTCTCCTCGTCCAGAGGGTGACCTCGACGTCGACGGCGAGGTACCGGGCGGTGTCGTTGTCGCCGACGGCGAGCTGGTACGGCGAACGGGCGGCCCGGGGGACCAGGGTGGCGACCTCACCGCCGAGGGTCTGGTCCTCGAGCAGCGCGTCGATGAGGGACAGGGACTGCCCGGTGCCGGCCGAGAGGACAGCGTCGAGGCGTTCCTGGGCGGCGCGGGCGTCGACGTAGGGGACGGCGACGATGAGCCGCATGGCGACCTCGCAGAGGTTCCCCTTCGTCGGGTCCGAGCTGGACCCGAAGCTCGCGAAGTACGACACGTAGTCATCGCCGGCGCCCGGGGCGACCATCACCGCGGTCACCCCGCCGGACGAGGTGGCCACCTGCTCGGGAAGTTCCGCGTAGGCGCGCAGGCCGGCCACGGTGTTGACCCGGTCTGCGAGAGCCTGGCGGATCGCCACGAGGTCGAGGGCCATCAGGCGACCCCCACGAGCGCCCGGCCGTGCCGGTACGGGGCGAGCAGTTCCACCGCCCGGGCGTTCTGCCGCACCCGCACCGCGCCGTAGTCGCCGAACCCGGCCACCCCGAACGGGGCGTCCTTCAACTTCCAGTAGTCCGCGGCGAGGATCAAGGTCGCCTCGACCACCGCGGGCGGCGGCCCTCCTGGCCATCCCCACCTGGCGGTGATCGACATCGACCAGGTCGTCATGGTGAGCGCCTGGCCGTCCACCCCGTGGAACGAGGTGTACGGCCAGGCCTCACCGGTGGGCCCGACGCCGCCATCCGGCCGGAGCTGGAAGTGCGTGCCGAGCGTCCACGTTCCCGCCGAGGAGGTGACAACCAGCCCGGTCGTGGTCGAGATGTCCCACCCGGGGGGAAACTCCACGCACGCCTGGTTCAGCGTCGTCGTCAGCGTGCGCGCCGTCGCCGTGGTGTCCTGCCAGAACCGGCGGCCGCACACCCCGTCGACCGCCCGGGAAGCGGACTCGAGCACGCGGGCGAACTCGGCGTCCTCGCCGGAGTCGGCCAGGCCGAGTCGGTCGCGGAGCGTCGAGATGGACGCGTACTCGTTCGCCACGGGTCAGCCCCGCCGCCCCGAA